ACGAAATGTACGGAATCTACGAGCCCGGCGCCGACATCACCGGCAAGGCCTCGGCCAACGTGATCGGCAAGCGATTCCTGGCGATCACCGGCAACCGCGATACCGGCACCGGGAATATCGCCGTCGCGCACGCGACCGCGGCCGGCCGCATCTGCGGTGTGTCGAAGTACGACGCGGCGAGCGGGCAGATCGTCGGCATCGCCCGCGGAAACTCGCGCGTGGTGCAGGTCACCGCAGGCGGCAATATCGCCGCTTTCGCCGAGGTGGAGGTCGGCTCCAACGGGCAGGCCGTCACCAAGGCCTCGGGCGTGGCCGTCGGCTACGCCGTCACCGCTGCTACTTCCGGCGGCGACGCCGAGATCAGCTTGTACTGAAAGGAGACGACGAGTTATGACTGCTCCCGTTTCGTACCCGCTCGGCGCGCCTACCCTCACCGGCAACACGCTGACTGTCGATATGGCGCTCAAGCAGCCGGGCCGTATCACCAAGCGACTCGCCGATCTGACGCTGCAGAAATTCATCGTCGACAAGATCTTCGCGAGCACCGGCACCTCGGTCGCCTCCGGCGCGATCATCTATGACCAGCTCACCAAGAACGAGCTGTACACGAACCGCGATATCGAGCTGCGCGGTCCGGCCGACGAGTACGCGATCGTCGGATCCGATCGGCAGGCGCCGAAGGTCGCGACCTCCGAGGACTGGGGCGGAAAGTTCTGGATCTCGGATTCGGCCCGGTCGCGCAACGACATCGCGTTCTTCAACAACCAGGTCACGATGTTGGCGAACACCATCGTGCGCAAGGTCAACGCGCGCGCGGTCGCCACCCTCGAGGCCGCGATCGCCGCGCTCGGCGGCGCCGGTGTCGTGCCCGGTCACGACTGGTCCAACGTCACGCTGACCGGCACCTCGCCGACGCCGAACAACGCACGTCCGCTCGCGGACTTCAAGAACGTCCAGCTCGCCGCCGATGTCGAGGAACTCGACGTGACCTATGACCTGTGGATCATGAATCCGCAGGAGGTCGCGAACTTCTACATCGCCTACGACACCGGCGCGGCCGACGTGCTCAAAGCGTCCGGCGTGCAGCTGTTCGGATCCAACCGGGTCGCCGCCGGCACCGCCTACGCGGTGGCGACCGGCACCGTCGGTTTCCTCGAGTACGAGCAGCAGCTGCAGACCGAGTACTACCGCGAGGCGAAGACAAAGCGCAACTGGGTGCAGTCCTCGGTCATGCCGATCATGGGCGTGACCAACCCGTACTCGGTGAAGAAGATCACCGGATTGGCCGGGTAACGCTATGGCCGAGAAAGAGATTCGCGTCGCGGTATGGGAGTACCACGACGCCGACGGGAAGCGCCGCCGCGCGTGGTTCGGGCAGACCGTCGACCTCACCGAGGACGAGATCGCGCGCGGTGAGGCCGCGGGCGTATTCGACCAGCCCGAGCCCGTGGGCGACGTTCCGTTCACCCTGCCGACGATCCTGCCGATCGACCCGGCAGCGGACGGCGCCGACGGCGGCGGGCTGGTCGACGAGCCGGCCGACGACGAGGTGATCGCCACCGGCGACCAGGCCGACGGCGGCAACGCTGCCGACCAGGGCGACGGCGACGACCAGGGCGGCGCGCAGCCGGCGGGCGAGGCGGATGCCCCCGCGGCGACGCCCGAGCGTCCGAAGGATACTGCGCTGGTTGCCGAGTGGCGTGAGTACGCCGAGGCGCAGGGCATGGATGCCGACGAGGCCGCCAAGCTCAGCCGCGCCGAGCTGCGGAAGCGATTCGCGTAGCTCATGGCGCGAATCACGCCCGCGGAGATCGCCCGCGGCTGGCGGGCGCTCACCAGCGACCAGCAGCTCGACGCGCAACTGCTGATCGATGCCGTGTACGCGTGGATCAAGGATCCGTCGCGCCGCCCGGACCTCAGCGACGACGACCCGATCGGCATGCGGGTGGTTATCGAGGTGGTGCGGGCGGCGCTCGGTACTCGTCCGGAATTCGCCAATCACACGCAGTACGCGAAAGTAATTGGGCCGTGGCAGATTTCGGGCACGCTCGCCACCCCGGCGGGCACGCTCGGATTCACGCGGCAGCAGCTCGACCTACTCGGCATCAGCAATACCCCGCTGCCGAGCGGCGAGTTCGGCGATCCGTGCGGGTTTCGGTACCCGCCGCCCGAGTCGGTGCTGCCGTGATCGGCGAGCTCGTCATCGTGCGGCCGGGCGCCGTGCTCGACGCCGACGACAACCCTGTGCCCGGATCCGGTGACCCGGTCGAGTTGTACGCGGTCGTCGAGCCCGCGGGCAGTACCGAGACGGTCGTGCGCGGCCGGACCGGCGTGTTCACCACGGTCCGGCTCTATGTCGACGAGCCCCCGGCCGATCCGATCCCGCGTACCTGTGATGTCGAGATCCGCGGCAAGACGTGGTGGATCGAGGGCGAGGACGCCGATTGGCGCGATCCCGAGGGCGGCGACCTCGGCGGCATCGTCATAACCGCCTATCGGGCAGAGGGGTAGGTGCTGCCGTGCCGAAGATCTACCTCAACCACAAGACGGTTCGGAAGCTGCTGCGCCACCACTTCGCCGAGCCGACGAACAACCTCGCGCAGCGCATTACCGACAAGGCCTCTGAGGGCGTCGAGAACCACGACGACCACGAGGGGCATGTGTTCATGCAGCCATACACAACCGACCGCGCGGCGGCCGGTGTGCTCGCGCCCACCGAGCTACAGGCACGCGAGGGCAGGCTGACCAGAGCGGCGGCTGAGCTCGGCCTCGAAGTGAAATCGAAGGGCGGCAAGTGAAGCCGCTACGGGTGCCCGGCGACGGCGCCAAGCCGGCGAAAAACTACCTCGCCGCCGTCGTGCCCGCGCTGGCCGATGAATCTGCGCTGACGTTCTCGGTCAACCTGCCGAGCGAGTGGGCGCCGACCAGCGCGCCGCATGTCTCGGTGTTCGACGACAACGGCCCGGTGATTCCGTTCGTGGGGACCAAGACGCGCCTGCGCGTGACCGTGTGGGCCGACGGCCGCGACCGGGCCCGCCGGATCGCCGGCGTGTGCATGGCGGTGCTCATGGCGCACCGTATCGACGGCGTCGGCGCCGTGTCGGATCCGACCGGCCTCGCCGATAGCCGCGACTCGACCAACGGCGGGCTCATGTGCAGCTTCACCGTCGCCGCGATCGTCCGCACGGCCGCTCTCTAGTCCACCCGCCCCCTTTCGGGTGGGGCGAACCACGCATCCATTTCAACCCTCGTGAAAGGGGCAATTTGTCATGGCCTTGACGCGCAATCCGGACATGGTCCAGATCTACGCCGACGCAAGCATTTTCGTCGGCAAGACGCTGAATCCGACCATCCCGGCCACCATCGACGCCGAATTCGATGACACCTGGGACAACGCCGGAATTCTCAACGGCGACGACGGCGTGAAGAACGCCCGCGAGTGGGACGTGACCGAGCATTTCGGCTGGGGCATCGGCCTGTACCGCAAGGGCTACAAGAACTACAAGGAGTCCCGCGTATTCACCTGTCTCGAGTCCAATCGGACTACGCGGCGGATCGCGTACCCGGGTAGCTCGGCGACCAACATCGTCGTGCCGCGGCCCGGCAAGTTCGTGCTGGCGTTCGAGTTCATCAACGACATGGGGTTGCCGGAACGGCTGTTCACCGCGAAGCCGGCTTCGTGCTGGATTCCGAACCTCGACCGCAACGAGTCGGATCCGACCGGCCACGAGGTGACCGCGGACATCTTCGCCACCGGTTCCGGTCTGCTGTACACGCGCCAGTACACGGCGATCAACGAAGTCCAGACCGTCACCATCGTGGGCACGCCGACGGGCGGCACGATCAAGCTCAAGTACGACGGCGAGCCGACCGGCGACATCGCGTACAACGCTGCCTCGACCGTGGTGCAGTCCGCGCTGCAGGCCTTGCTCGGCACCGGCAACGTCACTGTTTCCGGAACGGCCGGCGGCCCCTACACGGTCACTTTGACCGGCGATTTCGCGGGGCAGCCGAACGATCTGCTCGAGGGCGACGCAACCGGCCTCACTGGCGGCACCAACATGGCCGTCAACGTCGCACCGGCTGCGCCATAGAGACGCGGCGCGGGGCGGAGTTCTGGCGTGGTTCGCCGCCCCCGCCGCTTTCTCGAAATCACGCCACTGAGGAGAACCACGCATGTCCACCTCTGTTCCCACCGAGCGCGAGATTCAGGCCACGGCCGAACATCTCGGCCTCGTCGACGAGACCGGTCGATACCGGCAGCGCGACCGGGCCCGGATCGCCGCGGCGATTCAGCGATCCGGCGGCGATCCGTTCGACCTCGACGGCACGCCGCCCGCCGAACCTAGCGAGCCGACCACCGCACAGCAGCTCGCCCGGTTCGCCGACGAGCTCGCCGAGGGGGGCTCGTTCACGCCGGAAAGCACGACCGCCCTGCTCACCGAGGCGGCGCGCTTTCTGCTGAGAACTGTTGGGTTGCAACTGAATTCCGATCAAGGAGAAACCACGCCATGACCACGCCCCGCAAGTCGACTACCCCGCGCAAGTCCACCCGCAAGACGCCCGCGCGTCCGGCCGGTGCGCCCGAGCCGCAGGACTACAAGACGCCCGCGCAGCGCGAGGGCGAGGGCATCGAGACCGAGACGATCAACTACAACGGTTTCAAAGCCGAGATCCCGGTCGACCCCGACAACTGGCCGACCCTGGCCCGGCAGGCGTTCGCGACGAATCGCCATATCGACGCGATCGAGATCCTGCTCGGCCCCGTGCAGTGGGTGCAGTTCAATCAGAAATTCCCGCTCGCGTGGCAGTTCAACGAATTCGCCGAGCTGATCGGCGAGGCCCTGGGATTCGGTACCTCGGGAAACTGACAACCCTTCTATGGCTGCTGCTCGACCCCAAGGGCGAGCGGGCTGTAGAAGCGGATCTGTCGAGTGTCCACCACATCCGCTATTCCGACCGCTGGCGGTTCGACGACAACGGGCATCGGCGTCTGACCTTGCGCGAGATCTGGGTGCGAATCCAGACGCTCAAGGGCGACGCCGAGCTCGTGCTGCTGTCCAACGACGGCAAACCGCGGTGGGACTACGAGCACTATCTGCTCGCCGATCTGTTCCAAGCGCTCACCGGTAAGCCGCACCCGTGGCGGCCGAAACCCGTTGCGGCGCAGAAGCGCACACCGAAACGCGCTCGGGCCGAGCGGGCTACACAGCGCCGTTTCGCTGCCCGCAATCGCGCTCTCGCCGCGGCGCGGAACGCACAAACCGAGAGGGGGTG